TTATTAATAACAGTTTAAAATAATAAATAATAAATAAAAAAAATAAAAAATTATGCCTATAGTTCCAAGTGACTGGACAATTACAAGAGCTGATGGAAACATTAGATATATCGGTAATGACCATGGTGGAGGTGCTCCTTCATATGCTACGGTAATTGAATTTCACAGATTCTTACAAGATTTAGCTGATGACGCAGTTTCAGCACCAGCTTCTGGTGATGAACTAGACATCACAGATGAAGACCCTTCTGCAAGGTCTACAGATAACATTATCACGCTTTTGGGTAATTACAACATTAATGACACAGCTGCTGAGCACTTGTTTGATGGTTCTATTATTCAAAATGGTGGTGACGACATTTATGATGGAGTTGTAAACTTCGGTAACACAGATGTACAAATTCAAATTATTCAAAACGGTGCCGTATTAGCGGATGATTGGTGGAATTTTGGTGGTGGTGGTCTTAATGCTTCGGCATTACAGGGTATCTCACATAGATTCATGATTAAAACAAGAACTGCTGGTACTGATATTGATGGTAGACGATTAATTGGAATCACAAGAGAATACGGTAAAACATTCTCTGAGTTCCCAATTAACGGTACTGCACGAGGTAACAACGTACTTGCCCTTTCTAATGGTGATGACCTTAATAATCAAACTACTGGTACAACAGTATCAGCATTAACTATTTCTAACACAACTGAAGGTTATGTTGCGATTGATGTTAATAATGACGGTACTCCAGAATTTTATTACTCAGAATGGAACCTTAATACACCAACAAACACAATTAACGATTTCTATGAATATGCTAAATGGATAACTAGAGATGGTTCATCTGATACATTATATGGGTTATCTGGTGAATTATTTAGAGGCATCACACATCAAGTATCATTAACCGCAAATACTGGTACATTTAACGCTTTTGAAGCGGTATCTTGGGCTAGTGGTACTGGTCAAATGTTAGCTATTAATTCACCTACTGCTGGTACAGCAATGTGGATTCAAATATTAACAGGGACAGCTCCAACTTCAGGTCAAGTAATTACTGGTGGTGCTTCATTAGCAACCGCAGATGTAGGTTCCTCAATTATATCTAGAAACCTTTCATCGCCATTTGTAGGTCAATCTACTGGTTCTGCGATTATTGGTGCATACGGTTTAGGTATTGAAACTGATGATTTAACAAATAGTGACACATTATTTAGTTTAGCTAACGTATCTATAACTCCACCTAACAACGTAAACTTTACTGTTGGTGGTTTAATAGCTGGAGAAGATAGATTATTAGTAGCACCATGGGATGGAGTATCATTAGACGCTGAAGGTAACCCAGCTATTGACCAAAGTCAATTAAGTCTTTCTGGTACATTATCAACTGATAATGTTGTATTAGTATCAGTTACAACTAATATACCTTCTGATACACCAAACTCTGGTACAATTAGAGTTGTTGATGATAATGGGTTTGATAGAAGATTAACATATTCTTCATATACAGGTGCTGATTTTGCAATTACATCAACAGATGGTCAAGAAGACTTTAACTCTGTTAATGCAGCAGATGGTAATGATGTTTATATAACATATCTAGATAAATTAGCTTCTAATACTGGTGGTACGGAAACATTTACTGCGGTATATAGTGCAGATAGAGACCTTGTAATAATTGTACGAGATGGTGGTGTAACCCCAATTAGACAGTTCATTACATCGGGTACATTCTCGTCTTCGAATACGACTATTACAGCGATTCGAACATCGGATTTATAAAAAAAAACAATTTTTATACACAAAAGACCACCAAATTGGTGGTCTTTTTATTTTACTTTATATTTATAATAAAAGGGTTTTAAAATATGGTAATAGTGGCTGGAATATGGGAGCAAGGTTGGTTTGATTTTAAAACCGAGCTAAACTTATGGTATTTCCCTTTAAAAGACTTTGGTGTAGATGAGTTTGCTATGACCCCTATATCTGGGTTAAATAATAATAGAGTAGAAGAATTTCATAGTGTTGGTGATATAATTCAGTATTATAATTTACCCGTAATACTTTGTACTGAAAATGGGAATTCAACTTTAGAAGAATTTGAACATCCTGAAGATGCTTTATATTTATTCAATAGAACTAGCGGTGGGGTTATAATTGAACAACCTGATTACTCACTAAGAATAAAGAGTAAATTAAACAAAGGTATGCTTTGGGGGCACCAAGCGGCCTCTATAATATTATACGACAGATTTTTAAAAAATATATAATAAATGGCGATAACAATAACGGATAAAAGAATAGTTTTAAATGAAGCAGATGCTACAACTGGTTGGGTTTCAACTGATGGACCAACAGTATTTACTACGGGTCCAACTCCTATTGAAGCTGGTGGGTGTTTAGGACTACAAGCTTCCGCATCTATTCAAAATGCGTATGTAACTATTACATCAGATAATTATTCTGGTGGAGGTTCTTTATTTGTATGGATGACAAACAGAGCAGCTTTTGATACTACAGTAAATGGTGGGTTTGGTATTCAAGTAGGGGATGGCACTAATAGAATAGCTTATCATGTAGGAGGTTCTGATGGTACTGGGTTTAGACATGAAGTAGGTCCTGTAAACTGGGCAAACTTTCAAATTGATTTGGCCAATAAACCAGCTAACTTTACAGCTATTGCTGGAACAGAAGCTAATTTAAATGAAGCCGCTATTACACAAGTAGGAGTTTATTTTGAAACAATTGCTAAGTCTGTTGGGGGTGCTGATAACTGTTTTTGGGATATTATAAGATTTGCTGATAATGGTGTTGGTATTGAAATCTATGGTGGTACATCAGGAGTTCCTGAAACATGGGAACAAGTTTCAATTGAAGATAGGAATGAAGGTACATTAAGAGCACATGGAATAGTTAGAAAAGTAGGTACAGGAGTTTATAGTATCCAAGGAAATATTTCTATTGGGGATGCTACAGGTACTGCTGCTACATATATAAATTCTGTTGGAGAAACTTTCCTTTGGGAAGATAGAGGACAGTCAACTAACAACTATTATAGGTTTAATGCTGCTGGTAATGGTACAGGGGTTACAGATATAAATTTTGATGGAGGTTCATGGACATGTTCTACTTCTGGAAGTATAGATGTTAGTGATGCTAATGTTGATGCATTTGATGTTAGAGGTGTAGTAATAACAGGGTTTGACCGAGGTATAAATACTGGTGGTGTTAGTAATGAATGGTCAGCAAATACCTTTAATTTTTGTGGTCAACTAGTGACTACTGGTTCGAATTTAATTGAAAACACTTATAATGATTTTACAGGTTCAGCAGATACAGCTCAAGTATATTGGAATTCAACTACAGACCCTAATGGTAGTATTGATGGCTCTGAATTCACCATGCCAGCAACAGCAACTCATGCAATACAATTTCCAGTTGGAATGACCAATCAAAGTATCACCATAACAAATTGTGTGTTTAATGGATATAATGCTAGTAATAATGTTAATGGGAGTACATTTAATGTATTAGCTACTACGGGTACTCTAACTATTAATGTTGTTGGAAGTAGTGGGAATTTTTCATATAGAACTGCTGGTGCAACAGTAAATGTAGTAATAGCACCAGTTACAACAACCATAACAGCTATTGATATTGAAACAAACTTACCAATTTTGGATGCTAGAATATTTTTATATTCAGATACAAATAATAATTATTTTTTCGAAACACCAGTAACTTCAATTACAAGGTCTGGTAGTGTAGCCACTGTAACTCACACTGGTTCTACAATTAATATTAAATCTGGTGATTTAATATTCATTGAAGGTGCAGACCAAACAGAATATAATGGCACATTTAGTGCTGATACGGGGGGTTCCACAACATATACTTATACAGTTACTGGAACACCAACAACACCAGCTACAGGTACGATATTACACACACATGTTTATTTTAACGATGAAGCTGATATTAATGGTCAAGTTAGTGACACAAGAAGTTTAAATGTTAATGAATCTGTTAAAGGAAGAGTGAGAAGAGCAACTTCAGGAACTAGATATAGAAATTCACCTATTATAACAACAATTAACTCAACAACTGGTTTAGATTTAACAGTTCAGATGATTCCAGACGAATAATTTAATTTACTATTTAATTTTCTTAGATATATTTGTTTTAAAGGGTTATTATAACTATTTATAATAAAATGTATTTAAATATGGAAGATAAAGAAATAAACCATGAAATTCTTAAACAAATTGAAATTAATGTTAATGACGAATTGAAAAGGGCATTGGATAAATTTGGTATTAAGGATAGTGCTGGTTTCAAAAATATTATTGCGATTAAAGATTACACTAAACAGACTAGAGATTTATTTAGGGATTTGCAAAAAGAAAACGAATTATATAAAAATCAAATCAAACAACAGAATCTTGTTTTAGAGCAATTGAAAACTCAAATGCAACAATTACAAATAAAAGTTTATCAAAATAATGCAACTGGATAATGATTTCAATAGATTGGGCGACACAAATTATAAGTATACCAAAAAGTGACTTAACTTTGATTCAATCATTTCCAACTGAAATTAGGGAGTTAAACCTTAATAATTTTAGGTTAACTTTAAAAGATATTGAAGATAATGTTGATGGTATTGTAAACCTAAGAACACACAACCATAATACGGAAGTGTCTCTTGGTGGTATTGTGTACGCTAGAATTATTGAAATTATTAATGGTTATACCATTACATTTGAAGATGGTCAATATGCTGTAAATTTAGTTGGTGCCAATAGTAATGTTGGTGACGTTGTTAACGTAAATCAGGTTTCTGTACGTTCCGCAAACTCAGCGGGTCTTATTTCCAATCAAGCTATTGAATATTCATCATTTAACGGTGGTGTAACCGTTAAAAAAGATAGTGGTATTACTGGTACAGTATTCCCTAAAGGTACTCCACAAGCACCTGTTGATAACATTCCTGATGCTGTACTTATTGCACAAGTTAGAGGTTTTGAAACAATATTTATTAAGGGAGATTTTACCTTCGATACTGGTGATAATATTACCAATTATTCCATTATTGGAGATAATAGAAGTAAATCTTTTTTTACATTTTTAAGTGGTTCAACAACCAATGGTATTCAAATAAGTAAAGCTACTGTTACAGGGGAATTTGATAATACTGCCGATTTTAATAATTGTACTTTAATAGATATAAAATATACACAAGGTGAAATTAATGATTGTTCATTACAAGGTACAATTACGTTGGCTAATTCAGGGCAAACATCAATTATAGATTCTAATGATGGTATATCAGAAAGCAATGTGCAACCAATTATAGATTTTAATGGTGCTGGAAATTCTTTAGCTGTAAGAAATTATAATGGTGATTTAACATTAATTAATAAAACTGGCCCAGAAGGGGTAGAAATGAATTTGTCAACTGGGGGTCATATAATATTGGATTCAACTATAATAAATGGTAATATAAGATTAACTGGGATAATTGAAGTAACTGATGAGTCAAGTTCTGGCGCAACTATTGATATATCACAAGTTATATTTCCAGACCAATTACAATTAGCATCATTTAATGGTTATGTATATATTAACCCAACGTTAGGTTCGGCTGGGGTTAAATACCCTTTAGGTACTTCTCAGTACCCTGTTAATAATATTAATGACGCATTAACAATAATGAATAATCGTGGTTTAGAAACATTATTGCTTGATGGAACATTATATCTTACTGATATAGATTTATCTAAAAAGGTAATTATTGGGGTGAACAATTTAGATTCTGTTTTAGTTTTAGTCTCTGGTAACATCACTACAAAAACTATATTTAAAAATATGATACTCGTTGGGGCATTAAATGGTTATGTATATGTTGAAGCTAGTGCTTTACAATCATTAACTAATATTGGTTCAAGTGTTTTCCCAAGTGTTTTTCGAGATTGTATAATAAGAGCTGATAGTGGTGGTAATCCAACACTTAAATTAAAAGCTACTGGGAATACTGAAAACATACATTTTATTAATTGTTCAAGCGGTGTACCAGGCCAAGGAACTGCAACATTAGATATTAATAATTCAGCGGCCTCATTAGCATTTAGAAAATATGGTGGTGGTATTACCATTAAAAATATAACAGGTGGTCAAGATAGTACATTTGAATTTGACCAAGGTCAAATCATTTTAGATTCCAGTTGTACAAGTGGTACAACTAGGTTGGGTGGTATATATAAATTAACGAATAATAGTACATTAACTGTAAAAGAAAGAAATCAAAGTATCACTGATAATATAAGTATAAGTGGTGCCACATTTAGTGCTGATACTACAGCTATAGCCGCAGCTGTTTGGGATAAATTAACGGCTGACCATCAAACTGCCAGTACATTTGGTAAAGCGTTATATGATATATTGGTAGCTACGGGTCAAATTCAACATACAGGTAATCTAAATACAGATTTATTAGTTAATAAACCAAATAACCCGAATCCATAACATAGGTTTGTAATTTAATTTTATATTTATTAATAGGTGATTAATTTTCACCATATAAATCTGTCGGCTTTTTACAAGTTTCCTTAATAATTTTCTCGACAAACCCAAACATCTTAAGACCGTTCTCTTCGCAATAGTCTTTTAATATTTTATGTGTTGTTGGTGTTATTTTAAGATTTTTACTTCTTTTCATTACTTCTGGATATTTTCTATTACTTTCACCATTTATATCAAAATTACCTAAACCACCAACCGTTTCATTAACTAAATTATTAACCCCAAAGTGTTTAATCCAATATTTTTCTTTTTCTTCCCATTCATTAATCGCTACTGTTTCTAAAATTTTAAGCCCAATTTCTTTATTTTCCCCAATCATTTTATTTATCCAATTACATTTATGTGAATTAGTGTTATCATTTTTAGATTCTAAAATATGGGTAGTTTTTCGTTGAGATGGATTATTACTTTTACCAACATATTTAACTATATCACCATCAGTTAAAGCATAAATGTAAGTTTCTTTATTTATATTATTTTCTTTCATAATACAAGTATATCAATAAAATAACATAAATAAAGGTAAAGTATGATATTTTTCATACTTTTTTCATACTTTAAAAAAAAATAAACTGATGTATTACATACATCATAAAAACTTTTGATAAAGTTTCACATATTTATTATAAAATAAGAATCACAAATTACAAAATTTAAAATTAATGGCTGATAATAACAGAGTATTCGTAAGCCCTGGTGTTTACACTTCAGAGAAAGATTTATCATTTGTAACCCGTAATGTCGGAGTTACTACAGCTGGTTTAGTTGGTGAAACAACCAAAGGTCCAGCTTTCCAACCAATCTTCCTATCTGATTTTAACGAATTTAAAGCATTTTTCGGTGGGACAAACCCAGCTAAATTTGCGGATACAGGATATCCAAAGTATGAATTACCATACATCGCAAAATCATACCTTACAAGGTCTAATCAATTATTCGTAACGAGAGTTTTAGGATTCTCTGGATATGATGCTGGACCAGCATGGGCAATCACTGGTGATAATAATCAAGTTTTAGCTTTATTAAGAAGTAGAGCTTCTTATGATGCTAACGAAACTTTAGCATTTGAAGTATCAGGAACAACTGATTTAGGATTTGGTGCTCTTACTGGTGCAACTGCTGACGCAAAAGCCAATTTCCAATTAAGTGGAACAACAGCAACAGGTACTGATTTTAGCTACACCGTATCTTTTGATTCAACTAAAAAGAGTTTTTTACCAAGAGTTTTGGGTACAGAAGCATTAGGTGGTATGGCTCCGATTTACGTTGAAGAGATTTACTCTAACATGTTAGATAATTTAATTTCAACTAGTGGTGTTACAGGTTTACAATTATCTGGTTTAACAGAAATTGCAAGCGATTTTGGAGATTATAAAACAGAATATTTACCAGCTATTACTCCATGGGTAGTATCAGAGGTAAATGGTAATGTTATTAAAAAATTATTTAGACTTATTACAATTTCTGATGGTAATACTGCCAATTCAGAAGTTAAAATATCTATTGAAAATATAAAACCAGATGCAAGAGAATTCGATATTAGAATTAGGTCATTTTATGACACTGATGCATCTCCTATTACATTAGAAAGATTTTCTAGATGTACAATGGACCCAACTTCTGACAATTTTGTTGGTAGAAGAATCGGTACTTTAGATGGTTTCTATTCTTCTAACTCAAACTATGTGTTATTAGAATTAGATACTGATGAAGATACTAGCTCATCATTCCCAGCTGGATTTACTGGTGTGGCAACGAGAGTATATACTGGTGTAGATGCACCTTCAATTGAGTATAATACAGATTATGCAGCATTTTCAAAAGTTAAGAAAATTTATTTAGGTCTTTCAGATACTGTTGGTATCGACCAAGATTTCTTTAATTACTTAGGTGCTGATACTACAGTAACAAGTGGTATTACAAATGGTTTCCATATGGATGTTGACGCTAGTGGTGCTACATTAGATGGATATACATTTGTGTATGGTGATTCTAACTTCCAAAATGATGCACAATTAGATATTTCTGGAAACAGTTATAATAAAATTTATTCAAGAAAATTCACAATGGCACCTTACGGTGGTTTTGATGGATGGGATATATATAGAGAAAGTAGAACTAATACTGATACTTACACAGTAGGTGGAACGAAAGGTATCGCTGCATTAACAAGTGGCGCATTTACGAGTAAAGTATTAACAGATGGTGAATTAGGTAATAGTGGTGATTACTACGCTTACTTAGAGGCTATTAAAACATTTAATAACCCTGAAGCTACAAACATTAATGTATTCGCTACACCTGGTATTGATACATTAAACAATACTAACTTAGTTGAAGCAACTGTTGAAATGATTGAAGAGGAAAGATGTGATTCAATTTACATCGCTACAACTCCTGATTATGAAAATGGAAGTGTTATTGACGTAGAAGATGTTGTTGATAGATTAGAAAACACAGGAATTGACAGTAACTATACTGCAACATACTGGCCTTGGATACAAGTTAATGATACTGATAATAATGTATTATTATTCTTACCACCAACAAGAGATGTATTAAGAAACATCGCTTTAACTGATAACGTATCATTCCCATGGTTCGCAGTAGCTGGTGTTCAAAGAGGTGTTGTTAATGGTATTAAAGCTAGAAAGAAATTAACTCTAGAAGAAAGAGATACATTATATGAAGCTAGAATTAATCCGATTGCAACATTTGCATCAGAAGGTATTATAATATTCGGTAATAAAAATTTACAACTTAGTGAGACTGCTCTTAACAGACTTAACGTAAGAAGATTATTATTACAAGCTAGAAAATTAATCTCTGCTGTATCAATTAGATTATTATTCGAACAAAATGATGAAGTTGTAAGAAACCAATTCAAGACATTGGTTAACCCAATTCTTGAAAGTATCAGAAGTGAAAGAGGTCTTACTGATTTCCGTGTGGAAGTTGATAATACTCCTGAATCAATTGATAGAAATGAACTTAATGGTAGAATTTTCATTAAACCAACAAGAGCGTTAGAATTTATTACGGTAGAATTCGTAGTGATGAACACTGGTGCATCATTCGAAGATGTATAAAAAAATTATGTGAGAGGAAAAAAAATCTTCCTCTCACATATTTATTATTAAATAAAAGAAATTAAAAATTAAAAATATTATGAGCGACTTATTAATGAAAATGCCCGTACCATACGAGCCAAAGAAAAAAAATAGATGGTTAATGAGATTCCCAGCGGAATTGGGTATACAACAATGGTGGTTACAATCAGCATCACGTCCTTCAATAGAACAAAATGAAGTTGAGATTCCTTTCTTAAATACTTCAGTTTGGGTGATTGGTAGATTTACTTGGTCAACTATTGATGTAGTAATGAGAGATGCTATTGGACCTTCTACTTCTCAAGCCATTATGGAATGGGTAAGGTTACAATCAGAATCTGTTACAGGAAGACAAGGTTACGCTGCTGGATATAAAAAGGATATTGAAATTGAAATGTTAGACCCAACTGGTGTTGTTGTTGAAAAATGGCAATTACAGGGTACTATGTTAACAAATGTAGGATTTGGTGATTTAGCAATGGATGATGATGGTATCGCAGATATTACTGCTACACTTCGTTTTGACCGTGCTATATTAATTTTCTGATTTTATATCATACACATTATCAGCTACTTACAAAATAAAAAGTAAAATAGCTGCATCAAAAGTTAATTTCCTTTACTTTATACTATTTATTGGTATATTTGAGTAAAGGAATTTTTTATGGAACGAATTAAATGTAAAATATGTGAAAAAGAATTCACATCACTATTAGGGTTAAGTAAACATAACTCACAAAAACATAATTTATGTTCTGAGGAAACATATATTGAATATGAGTTAGGTGGTAAAAAACCAACATGTAAATGTGGGTGTAATGAAGAAACTAATTTCCTATCTATTAAGAAAGGTTATAGGGATTATATAAGAGGTCATTCACAGCGAATTAATAATAATTGGGGGCATAACACCAAAGCTTTAGAAAAGTCTCATAAAACTCAGAAAAAGATGCATGAATCGGGTGAGTTAAAAGTTTGGAATGATGGGTTAAGTATTAATGACCCAAGAGTTAGGGATAATATCGATAAGATAATGGCTAGTCCAACTAGAAGTAAAAGAATTTCTAAAGCATTATCTAACGTACCTAAAAGTGATAAACATAAAAAGAATTTATCAATTGCACAAATTAAATCATGGGATAATGAGGAAAAACGTAATAAACAAAGATTTAATAGGTTAAAATATTTTAGAACATCCCAATCAAGAAAGCGTTCAAAATTAGAACAATTTTTTGATGACCTATTGGTAGATATGAAATTTAATTTTGAAAGTTCGTACAGTGTTGATGGTTATTTATTTGATTTTTACCTTAAAGATTATAATATATTAATTGAAGTAGACGGGGATTGGTATCATTTCAACGATAAAGTTCATTCACCACCACTATCACCAATTCAAGAACAAACAATTAAAAATGATAAGAAGAAAAATAAAGTAGCTAAAGAAAATAATATCACCCTTCTTAGGTTCTGGGAATATGACATTAAAAATAATTTAGATGATGTTGTGAGTAAATTAAAAAATTTTATATAATATGAAAACGTGTAGTAAATGTAAAATAGAGAAAGAATCATCTAATTTCTATGTAAGTAGAACTAGAAAATCTGGTTACCATAATGAATGTATAGAATGTGTAAAAAAACGAAATAATGAAAGACCCAAATCAAAAACTGGTAATATTTGGAAACAATCATTACACCTTAAAGGGTTAAAGTATTGTGAATTATGTGAGAAGGTTAAGAATTTTGGTGAATTCGGTAAAAACAAAAGTAATTCAATTGGGTTACAAAATTATTGTAAACCTTGTAAACGTGAAAAAGATAAAGAGTATCGGAAGAGTTTAAAAGATAAAGGTGTATATAAAAAACGTAAGAGAGGTGAGTATATTAAGAATAGGGACCAATACAGGGCTTATGGTTTAGAATATAATAAAACTAAAAGAGATTATCAAGCAGAATATAAAACCACTTTATTATATCGTGATAAAAATCCATTATCTAAATTAAAAAACGCACTAAGAAATAGAATTTTAATTGCTATTAAAAACCAAGGGTATAAAAAAAATATGAAAACTAAAGTAATATTGGGTGCTGAATGGGGTGTAGTTGAAGACCATATTTCAAAACAATTTACAGAATGTATGACTTGGGTAAATCATGGTGAATGGCATATTGACCATATAATTCCATTGAAAACGGCTAAAAGTGAAGATGAGTTAATAAAACTTAATCATTATACTAACTTACAACCTTTATGGGCGACAACAAGAGAAATTAATGGTGTTATTTATGAGGGTAATCTAAATAAAGGGTAATTTATTCATATTTATAATAAAAGATATTAAAATAAACGGTTTAGGACCGATTATAGTCAAACGGCTATTAAAATCACTTAAGTATCGCTACCTAAGTGATTTTTTTTATATTTATTATTATGAGAAAGAACACTAAATATAAAAATATGGTTAAAGCAAATAAACGTTTCCAAGAAAGGT